GTCATTGATATCCATACTAGGTGGTAGTGTAACAATAGTTGAGTTCATCACCTCGTTTGCGACACGCTTAGCGAACTCAGCTCCTGGGTTAGAGCCATCCTCTTTGACATCATTGTCGCCGACAACATATACAGTTTCATAACCACTAAATAACTTAGGAAAGTGTGTCTTCCAAGCAGCCACTCCTGGCACTCCGACTGCTGGTATGCCTAGAACTCCTGAAGTAATGACCGCATCTAGTTCACCTTCAGTAATAACAATATGCTTACTACTAATAGTAATATCTTTTACGTTATATAGGTGCGCCTTCTGGCCCGTAGGACTACCATACTTAGGCTTGCCATCATCAAGACGCCTGAACTTAAAACCAACACAAGACCCGTTGACTGTTATATATGGGATAGATATCCATCCTTCATACATTTCGTGTCCGTTGATAGGCTCAACGATAGTTCCTATCTGATACTTAGTTGCTACTGACTCAGAGATCCCACGTTCTGCGAGCGCGATTAGAGTTTCGGGAGTTATTTCCTGTGCGTATCGTTGCGCCGCTTCCTGCAACAATTTCGATTGCGCGTTTAAGCCCATCTTTAAACTCCATATTCTCTAATATACAAACCAAGTTCACTGCATTGCCACCCTTACCGCAGGTATGGCAGTAATAGAGATTATCTATTGTATTGATTACCGCGCTACGCCTGCTGTCGTTGTGCAACACACAACGCACCGAGCTGGACTTACCTTCTCTTACTTCCCCGCCAAAGGCTAGAACTATCGGTCCTATGGGGACTGAGTTCGCATCTGTGGCACCGGTGAATCTTTTCTTACGATCAACCCTGGACCAACCTTGTGTTGACATACGCACCCCTTATCCTCGCATTGGTAGTGTAAGTCTGTGGCCTTATCGTAGTAGCCTTCGGTGTTTAATACACCGCCTACTAAACAGTCGTGGCAAATCATTTCGGTCTAGATTCCCTAATGATATCTACCGATACACCTGATAAAACTCTTTGTGCATCAATTAAACCATAGTTGTAAGCATTGTATTGTGGGTCTGGGTTTTCTGAATCTTCTGATTCAATCAAAAGGTCTGCAATAGCTCTTGAGAATTTATGCTCATCAATTATTTTAATCTTCATCTGTTACTTCTTCCTCGATTAGTTCTAGGTCTGGTGTTACTTCTTCTTCCGGTGTTGTTGACCAAGTTTCTGTGCTAGTGATAGCACCTTCTGGTGTTGGCATCATTGTTACCGTTATCTTTCCCCACCTCTTATGAGATGGCATATAGGTCCTTTTACCTGCTCTTATTGGTCGTCGTTTCCAAGTTCCAATTCCATCGTATGAGTTTAGATTTCTACTCATTATTTTTTTCCTTTAACCATTGCTTTAAATCCTGTATAACCCAGGCTTGCTCTATGCCAGCGTTGCGGCGCTTGACTACAACATAATGCAGTGGCACTTCCCCGATACCACGAGCATTAGCATAGTTAAGCGCCTCAACTTCTGCTTCCCTCCAGAATTCAGGCAACGATAAAGTTGCCCTGTTCTTGAGTTCAAGGATGTAGGTCTTGCCAGCGATGACAACAACCATATCTCCTTCATCCTTACTGCCCGCTTTAGTTAAGCGTTCAGCTAGGACACCTGCTTTACGGAGCCACTTCATAACATCTGTTTCAAAGATGCTACCTTTGACTCGGTTGTATTTACTCGCCATCAAGTTTCACCTTGTTAACTTTAAAGACTTGTTGCCCGTCTTCCTCTGCAACCTCAACGATTCCTGCCTGTATGAGTAGCGAAGCGAAGCCCGCAAAGTCCATCTCCAGCTTGACTATACGCTTCTTTAGATACTGGATCTCTGTGTTCACAATAACCCTTTCTCAATAACCTCAATAGTAGGGCAGGGATATAACACGCCATTGGCATTTTCTCCTACACAAGAGAAACAATAACGACCTGCTGGCCTATGTAATTGCACTACTTTTTTAAGAACTTCCACACCAAAACTATCTGTAAGAACATCAATTAAGTGGTCAACTTCTGCCAATAATTCATCGTAAGTTACTTCTGCCATTGCTTCTTATCCTTGAATGCTATTGCTAGCCATCGCCTGATGTCTATACATTCTGCCGTAAGCATCAGCATCGTTTATCTGACAAGCACCATAGTTAGTAAAGAGTCCAGCATAATCTTTACCATCAGCAGCGTGTGGTCCAAAACGATTCTTAACTACAGCAACTCTCAATACATTATCTTGTGGGTCATAACCTAGTGTAAGTATCAGCGCTGGTAATTGACTTACCTTGCCGTGAATAGCACGACGTGCAGGTGGGTTGATAGTAGAACCATACTCACTCTGCTCTGATACGTGGTGCAATACCAGCACACACGCTTCAGTCTTACGTGCCATATCGTGTAGCTCCATCATAATTGCACGAAGACCAGCCCACTCATTATCAGTTTCAGCAACTACGTTCATTAAGTTATCTATGACTATCAACTCTGGCGCCTCGCCATATAATTCTACATACGCCCGAATCTCAAGTTCAAGGTCATCTATTGAAGGTGATGAATCAAAGACCCACTTAATGTTATTTAGTCTTGGTAAATGCTGATCGTAATAATGAGTGTTGCTAGCCAAGTTACTTTCAACTAACACCTGAGAATGTCCTGATAGATGAGCCGCAGCTCTCATCATAACCGTAGTTGTGTCAGTATCAGCAGAGAAGAATAACGTAGGCACATTTGCTCTGATTGCATATATCAATGCGAACATTGACTTACCAGCATTAGGTGCTGCTGCAACCATACATACTTGCCCACGTCGGAACTTGATTTGCTTATTAGATAAGGCTCTCCATACGTCAGGTAGTGGTGTTGCTTTGGTAAGGACACCACTCCACGCTCTGGATAAATCAAGCAACGTTATCTCTCCTAAGTATTATGTTTCGCTGTCTTCTTATAGATGATCTGGCTCTAACGGTTAGACCGCCCCAGATACCGTGCTGCTCGTTATAGATGCCCCATTCAGCGCATTCAATTTGGTGGGGGCATTTACCACAGATTGATTTAGCATAGCTAACAACCTGTTGCATCTGATAACCGATTTCTATTTCAGGAAACCAGTAATCTCCGCCCACTTCGGCACATAATGGAGCCTCGAATTCTTGAGGCTCTCGCATTAGTTATCGGATCCACACCGTCTCGCACTTATCAGGTGCGCCCTTCGGTGCTGCACACATCAAGCCCTTCCAGGCTTTACCTTGTGCGTTGGTTCCACTACGAAGTGACATTGTTCCGTGCTTGCATTGTTGTTCCGCTCCTGTCGAAGCAGGAGCATTATTAAAAGGTGGTGTATCAACTACCGGTGTAGCGTTAAATACCTTTGCTGCATATGCAAAGTTACCACCGCTACCTAGTGCTGTTGATGTTGACTTAATTAGTTCAGCCACATCTTGTAGTGTTGTTAGTTGTGCTTCAAGTTCTGCTTGTGATGAAGCATAGATATTAATAAGAGTTCCATCAGCTAACTTAAAGTTAGCCTGCAACTTGGTTGAATCAGGTGCTGCCATTTACTTGCCTCCACTTTGTTTGATAGATAAGCGATTAGATTCTGGTCCTAATTTCTTAGGAACAAAGCCTAGAAGTTTCTCAACTTCCTTGTCGTCAACAGTAGACCTACCAGCAACTGTTGTCCAACTGATTTGCACTCCGCTAAGAGTGCTACCTATTACTCCCTCGAAGCTGGCCTTCAAGGAATCCTTTTGCTTTTCTAGTTCTTTTATCTGTGCGTCATACTGTAAATATAACAACGCATTCTTGTCAACATCAGGGTCCGGTATCAATACCTCACTGACTTCGATACGTTCTTTTTTTAGACCAACGCATCCCATCTCACCAGATGCGTCATAGTATTTACAATAGAACTTGCAGTAACTTTCATCCTTCTCAGGATCAGGTGCAGTTGCAGCTTCTTTAACTGCTGCCAACCAGCCCAGTGCTTCAAGTGCCATTGCTTCATCATAAGGTTCTGAGTGCCACTTGATATCACGTTCATCACCATCACGTGCAATTGCTACAAGGTTAACGTTCTTAACATCATAACCATTTTTAGATAATAGATAGCCATATACCTGCACCTGCCAACGCTGTTGCGTTGACGGGAAGTAACCTAGGTTCTTTATCTTGCTAGTCTTCCAATCAATCACATCACCAGATTCTGGTATGAATAAGTCAACGTGTGCTTTCATATCACCGTGTTGAACTTCAGCTTCCACTACATACTTCTCACCCTTTGGGTCAATAGCACCGATAGCTTCTTCAATGGCTGCGTGAATAGCAGTCCCCATAATTGCTGCAAGTTTTAATTCGTTCTCATTAGTTTCTGGTTGTGCATTCAACCGATACCAAACCTTACGACGGCAACCACCAAGTTCTGATGGTCCCACCTGTGTCTGAACTGAACGTGATCTACTTGCATCTTTAGCACGTAGAACGTTTATCAATAACTCTTTTGCATCTGTCATTAAATCGTCCTCTCCTGGACTACCAACTGTAAAGGCTTGCCGGTATTCACGTCAAGGACCGACGCAATCTCAACTGCTTTTCGGGCGAGTCGCTTTGCGTCTTCTAACTCCAGCTCAGTCTGGACATCTGAATAAAGATACCCAAGAGCAAACTGACCGCCACTACCGATAGCGTAAGCTCCGACATCGCTTTGGAAAAAAGAGAGGTCACAAGCAACCCGAAAGATATTGCCGTTAAAACTAAGTAAATAATCGAAACCACCATCTGGATCCACCTTATTGAAGTCGTAGTTGTTTTCATTGAAAGCCTTGATAATACTAGGGATAACTTTCTTCCCCATAAAACTTACTGGATTCTCCCCACGATAAGCAGGTGGCTTCCAGTTGTAAGCGAGTATATCTCCTGGCCTAGTGTCACCGGAAATAGCAAGTAGGAACTTACCTATCTCAACTATCTTCGGTGTGCTAAGTGCGAGAGTTACTAGATTAGATTCTGTGATTTGACTGTCAGCTACTAAGACTGCGTAATCAATCCCTTCTATTCCAACAACCGTTGTAATGGGACACCTTCTTTCCTTGGGCGTGAATCATATCACGACACGCCAGAGTTTCCTACTAGGCGTTGATTTACTAGAGCTTGTGTATAATACGAGCGTGAGCGAGTTTAAACGGTCTGAGCGCCCCTCAAGGGCGCGTAGCGGTCAGTATACGGTTACTGTGCGGCTCCGTCTACCAACCCTGTTCAAAAATAAGAACCGCCTGCCTGATAAATTTGGCACGGACTTGAGGTCTTTAGGACCGATACACGCCTGTCCCTGTGGATCACAAGTCTTTAATGTTATGGCTTCCTTTGAAGACTACGAGTTAGTCTGGTATCACCTTGACGCTACCTGCGTCAACTGTGGGAACCTGGTCGTCGTGCCTTGCCCAGTAGATAAAGAATAAAACGGCATAAAAAAAATAAGCCCCACTCCCGTTAGGGAGCAGGGCTATATGTTGCCTCGCAGGAAGCTAGGTTACTTTTCGGAACCTAATCCAAATTCTTTTTCAGTCTTGTCTGCCCACTTTGCTAGTGGTGCAGCAAGGGAACCAATTAGGATGGCATATTCTGGTGCGACATCTGCTGCTAAGGCGATAGCCATAGTTACTGCTGATGCTAGAACAGCACGAAGGTAAGACATAAAGGCTGCCTTAGTCTTTGGGCTTTTTAGTTTCTTTAGTAGATCTTTCATTTCTTGCTCCATTTCGGTCTGCCAAACCCGACGATAAATACACCGAGCTTGCGCTTGTTGTTTGCTTTATACGCACGGATGCGTAGGGCAACTTCTCCACCATTGGCTTGTGAGCCTTTTGGTTTCTTCTCTGGACTGGTATTGCCTTCGATAGTGGTAACTGTTCCGTCGCCGTTATCCTTGAGGATAATGCCAACGTGGTCTACCTTATCGCCGCCAGGGAAGTCGAAGAAAACTATATCTCCAGGCTGTGGTTTCTCAGTTGCTATGTTAAACCAGGTGCCTAAACCTTGGAAGCCTGCTTTACCAGCAGGTGTATAGATGCAGCTAGGAATCTTTATCTTGGCTTTTGTAGCACACCAGTTGACAAAGTAACCACACCAGGGTTGTCCGTTGTTCTTGTTGTATTTAACCTTATTGCCTTCGGCTTCTACTACACCGACCTCTGCCTGTGCTATCTCTAGGAACTTATCTACTTGGCTCATTTGCGATCCAATAACATATCTATTACCTCGTCAAGACGTCGTTCAAGTCTATTGACCTGGTCTTTTAAACTTCCGCCACCATTGGGGCGAAGTTCATATAGATAGTGCTTTACTAGCCAGCGAACAGCGCCAGCAAAAGCTGTTACTACTGCGATGATGGCTACGATAAGTGAGGCCCAGTTGGCAGGTGTCATTTTATACCGATCTAACTGTTACTAATAGCATTCCTCCATAGCCGGAGAAGCGCTTGTCTGATGGGGTCTTGTTAATGAAATCCATTTCTTCTATGAGTCCAATATAAGACTCACCTGTTCTGAAGTCTTCGACTTTAATGGTATCGCCGACATTCTCTACGGCTTCTAGTTGTGACATACGTGCATAGGCAGAACCTTCGTAGCCTACTTCGTTGCCAAACTTATCCATCTCGTGGTCATAGCAGAACAATGGGTATTGGATTAAACGCTGACGTGGGATAGCTGGTAGCGCTTTAATCTGGTATCCAGTAAATAGTGGGCCAAGTGCAGGGTTAGATGAAGAACGATTCATTGTGAACTTAAAGCCAAGGTATTGATGAGCGCCAATTGGGTAGTTAATATTAATCTCAGGGACAGTCTCACCTTGTGCGAATGAACCGATATCAATTTCAGTTCCATCTTCGGTAATAGAACTTATATCAAATGCGCCATTTACAGTATCAATACGTGCCTGGATTAGTTTAAAGATTTTGTTTTCAAGAGTGTTATAGCGGATATAACCTGTCTGTAGATATCCTTCTGCAATTAGTTCAGTGGCAGATTCAATATAGATAGCGCCATCTGCTCCATTGCCAGCATTACAGAATGCTAGGCGGTTAGTGTCGCCAAGGAATGCACAAGTAGTTGTGTAATGCTCAAGAGTATCTGCAGGGTTATATAGGTCAAAGGCATAAGCAAATGTTAATTGCCCAATCTCAGTGCCAAGGTTGATGCGAGTAAGTCCTACTTGTCCCTCTACTCCAGTAGCTGCCCAGATGTATTTATCTCTGAAGGCAAAGTCGTAGACTGGTTGAGTTGATTCAAATATTAATGGGCCATAGGCAATCGTTCCGTCAGCAGAGTTGACATCAGCCACACGCATACCAAGGTTAGTTCCAATAGCCATATAGCCTAGGTAGTAGGAAATCTTAAATACTTTTTCACCTACTGGTAATTCAGCGGCAGTAATAGCGCTGGTCAAAGTGGGCATAGCACCGGTTGATTCAAGGGTAAACTTCTGAATAGTTGACTGTATGTTTGTGTAGCCAGATAGGTATATTGCAGCACCAGACGAGGTGATACTTGTATAAACAAAGTTATCTGTTGGGTGTGTATAAACAGCAGTAGGTAAAGTTGTCGCAGTTGTAGCAAACTCATAGACCTTGTTGTTTGCAGCTAAGACAAGACGTTCTTTTGTGAACTCCATTGCGGCATTTGTTACTACGATACCTGTAGCGTTAAACATCAAAGTAGGGGAAACTGTTGAATCATCTGTTAGTAACTTCTTATAGACGTGAATCTTATTTGCGCCGCCTGATGTTTGGTTAGTTACCCAATAGGCATAGGTTCCGTCATCGCATATAGCAAAGACCGGATCATCTACTCCTGCGTTATAGTCAATAAAATGTGTTACATCTGAGTAGCCGGTGCCTGCAGGAGATACGGCAGTTGATGCTACGTTGCTTGCCACTTTAGCATAGGTGAAGGTAGTAGCGGTAGGAACCGTAGTGATTGTATATTCACCATTAAAGGTTGCATCTACACCGCTGATGTTAATTTGCATACCGACTGATAGACCGTGTGCTGCGCTAGTAGTCAGCGTTGCAACATCAGATGTCAGCGCTTTGTTTATAATAGATACAGCAATACGTGGGGTAATCTTGTCTACATCATATTCATCTAGTAATAGAACACCATTATAAGTGTTATTAGTAGTAGCACCTGTGAAGGTAGGCTTGACCCACTTAATAGAACGCATTATTTGATTTGGTCTACCGTTGTCTTTAATGCCACCAGTAATAGTGTGGATACCGCCATCTACATCTTTTAACAGGGTAGCTTGGCCCTTAGTCCAAACATCTAGCCCTTTAGACTCGGTGTATTGAAAGCGTAGCGATTCATCCTGGATTGGTTCAAAGAACTTGACACCTTGACCGTAGTGAAATGATGATTGAGAACGTAGCCACCAACCGGTAAGAGTCTGCTCACCAGGCTCACGGCTCTGGTCAATCTGTTGCTTGCGATATTGAGCAGTTACACGGCGGTAAGGCATCTCATCGGTAGCACCGATGAAGAATGGTAGACCAGATAGGGCTACATCGTAAGCCTCACCTGTTGCTATGTAGTTTGTTGAACCTGCGGGATTGGACAGTGTGTAGGGTATTGCCTCGGTAATGTCATCGCCGTATGCCACTTGTTCTCCTTTAGGTTGTCAAAATAAAAAGCCCCGCACTAGGCAGGGCTTGTAAAGCTGGTGTTACTTACTTGCTTAGCGCAGCGATTTCCTCTGCGGTTAGACCGAGTGCTGCTAGCTTTGCTTGTCCTGCTGCCTTAGCTGCGGCAACTGCTGCTGCCTCTGCCTCTGCTACTGCTTGTTGATCTGCTGCTGCTAGTGCTGCTGCTTCTTGAGCCGCAATTTCAGCATCAGTTAGTTCAATGATTGAGGTTTCACCTGTTGTGCAGTTGACCTCAACGCGTGTTGGTCTTGTCATTGTTGCTCCTTATTTGTTAGTTAGTTTTGGATATGCCGTATAGATAGAATGATGAGCCTATGTCAAATGAACCAGTAGCAAGACTTAAAACCAAACTAGAAATAGCGGTGGTTTGTGAATACAAACTTGCTACTGCTCCGATGTAGGCAGTTGTAGCGTTGTTCTCACCTACACCAAATCCACTTATTGGCTTATTTGCTGATGCTAAATAACTTGGTAAATAAAACTCAGCACTGCCAAAAGTGCTAGCAGTTTCTGCTGTGCTTGGCACAATGTTATTTATTCTTACATACTGTGCGCTTGATGTCCCAGATGTTGCCGCTGCGCCGCTACCCTGTAACGAAATATTAGAGCCATTTGAAGTGCTACCATTAACCGCAAGCCTTAAATCTTGCCGTCCAGATGCATCTCGCCTAACTAAAACTTTTAAAACCAAATCAGTATAAGTAGCAGGAATTGATGAGAAGGTAACGGATGCTGCGGCAGTGCCTAGCGTTTGTGAAGATATCAAAAATCTTGCTGGCATTTATATCTCCTAAAGTATTCCGTATAGAGTGGCGGTTGTGCCAGCACCATAACTTGCTGCGCTGCTGGTGTTAAAATTTAATGAAGTAATTGCTGCTGTATTTCTTCTAATCGCAACTTTTCTTGCAGTAAATCCTGAGCCATTTCTGTCATTTGAATAACCAATTAACGCAGTTTTAAAAGTTGAACCAGCATATGAAAATATGTCTATCTCAAAAAGGCTTGGAACAGTTGAAGAAATAGAACCACCATCAGGAAGTGATATAGAATCAGAACTCGTATTTGTTACTGTTGCTGTAGTTGTTCCATCCCCATACATAACAAGTTCTGAATACTCTGTTCCACCAGAGGATCCGTTATAGCGAAGCAATGGGCTAAAACTGGCCGCTCCGGTATAACCATTGACAACCAAAACAACTCTTAAATCTGTATAGGTTGAAGGAATAGATGAAAAGGTAATTGTTGTTGAAGCAGTCCCAAGAGTTGTTGTTGCGATTGCTATTTCAGTAGCGGTATCTGGCATTGGTCAGCCTTTCATTCCATAGAGGGCAATAGTAGATGCGGTAGTCCAGTTGCCTGAAGCAGTTGTGATGTCCACTCTGTTGATTGCGCTTGTGTTCATCCATAAACCTGATGAGAGTGCTGTGCGACCCGAGCCGTTACGGTCATCACCAGTCCAAATTCTAACCGTTTTATTTTTGGTAGTAGATGCGTAGTCGTGAATATCTATAATTCCAACGGACATAACATTTGCCGTTGCGCTATTGCCAACGCTATATATTCTAGGAATATTACTTGATGATGCACCGCCGGATGCTTGCACCGTTGACCCATCTCCAATAATTACGTGGTTTGCATAGTTTGCACCAGTGTCGCCATTAATAGTAAGAACCGCTGTTTGAGTAACAGAGGCAACGCTTGAGCGCCCTAAAATTCTTAATTGCAAATGGCTATAAGTGCTAGGGATGGAAGTAAATGAAATGGTTGTGCTTGACCCAGTGCCAGCAATTCTTTGAATCAAGAATGTGGCTGACGGATCGTAGGCAGGATTACCTGCCAGCATACTTCTACTAATTATTTTATTTTTAAAACTAACGCAAGCCATTAAGCACCTTCAATTACTATTAAATCCCAAGACTGTGTTTCTTCATTCCAAGAGTAAAGCTTACCATCTGTTGGCATAGGAACTGGTGAAACCCATTGAGCCTCTGAATTTAATATCCAAGAAGAATAAGGTTGTGGCGCGTGGAAATGATCTGCAATTGGATCGTATGTGT